CTGACGGCGCTTGCATTTGCTGCCGCAGTTGGTGGCGTTGTGTATGACGCGCTGGCAAGCCTACTAGAAGTTGCAACATCAATGCGTGCGAGTTCCACGCCAAGCTCCGATCTTACGGCTATTGCCGTCCCTGCCGTTGTGGCGGTTGAAAGATCATTGACAAGAATCTCAGCCGTTCCATTCCACGCAATCGAGCCGCTGGCAATAGGAGTTGTGGAATTATAAAAAGCGACTTGATATGTCCCCGCTGTGATTGCTGGCATATTGCCCGTATAGAAACGAGTTGTTCCAATCTCCGCGCAAGTTATCGACGAACCTACCGTGATTCCAGATTTAAAGAGTTGAGCCGTTACCGTTAGACCTGTTGCCGGTTGCGCCGTGTTTAATTCGTTTGCCATATCTTTAAGAGTTCAATATTGAGATTGCTTCTTGCGTCGTTTCTGTAAATCCAAATGGAGCATTTGTCCAATCGCTTCGAGGCGCTTGATCTGCCGCATAGGCTGCAATCATTCCGTCAGTCCAACCTTTAACTGCCGTCAGTTTTGGCGATGATTTGCCTGCTGAAATGAGTTGCCCACTCAAATCAAGAAGCGTCACAAGCCCGGTCGAATTGTATCCTTCTTTGTTCAACCATTCTTCTGCCGTCCACGAAGGAGGAGGAGGAATTACCCATTGACCATTATCCCAAATTGCATTTGGCGATGGCTTCGGTGGGGCTGCAATCCATTCTTGCAATTTCGGGTTGTTCGACTCTTCCCAAGTGTCGATCAAGGATTGTGCCAAATCACGAAGATCGGAAGGATTTGTTCGATTGTAATAATTAGGCATAAACTCTTGGGTGGTTCGCGACGGTTGCGGCGTTGTTGTTGGTTATGGTAAGCCCGCCTTTTTGGTCGATGAGGTCGCGGACGAGCGGAGCGTAGAAGACGAGACTCTGCGGGCGGATTTTGTCGCAGGTCATGCCCTTTGCGAGAGATGCAATTTCAGCGTCGGTGAGGGCTACATTCCAAATTCCGACTTCTGCTATGCGCCCATCCATGTAAGAAGAAGGGGCATTAAGGCTGTTTACAAATCGACCGATCCTGATTTGATTTGGTGGGGAGAGATTAATGGAATTTGTAGCAGTCCCAGAATTTGCGCCGTTTAGATAAACAATCCGACTCGTTGCGTTTTCAGCAACTCCGCAAGCGTGATTCCAAGTTCCCGAAGAATATCCAGATGATGTGCTTGCAGCCTGAGAAAGTGACCCATCAAATATCCAAAACTGCACAGGATCACCAGCAATATTCCCTGACAAAAATAATCCAAGATACTGATTAACTCCAGACGCATTAACTAGATTTACAAGTGTTTGAGAGGACGATATTGAATCACTGTTAAACCAGCAGGACATTGTTATGGGAAGCCCTGACAAAGGGCTTGATGTCGTTGTAAACCAATTATTTGTTCCGTTAAAATCGTAAGCCATGATTACGCTGCGCTCCTGATTTCGACGGCGATGAGTTCGGCGTCTCCTGTCATGGTGTCCGATGCGCTAGTTGCGTTGCGCGTGACTTTCAAACGGAATGCATCGCCGGTGGTAACGGAATCGATTGTTGTAAGCGTAATCTCGGTGTAATTCGGAATGCCGCTTGTCCCGCTTGTTGATGCCGTTGCACTTGCTGCCGTATCGAACGAGTCGGCGTCCATGTCGGTAGTCATTCGCTCCAATGCAACTTGCCAAACGCAGTTCCCTGTCGTGGCAGTTGTCGCGGCCCAGATCAAGCGTATCTTAAGGCCGCTTGAAAGTATCGCGAACTGAGGAATTACATCTAAAAAAACAGAGTTCTCGATTGTCGTGTCGTCGAAATCTAAAACAGCGATGGAGTTTCGCGTGTCGAGCGTTGCAAACGATGTGGCGGGCGGTTGGTTTTCGCGTGGCGTAAACGTGCAAAAAGTGCCGACGCCATTTTGCAGAATGTTTGACGCGATCATGCGAGCAATATCAACGCGTTTGTTTCGGTTGGTTTTGGAAACTTGAGTTCAAACGTGCCGTCAAATACGCCGCGCTCGCCTCCAAATGCGAGCACGCACATTACGGCATTATCTTTTGACGCATTGTAAACAACAGCTCCGGCAGCCTGGAATGATGCGCGACTCAGTTTAATATCATCGAACGATACCCAAGCTGACTTCCCTGCAACGCCAGTCTTGAATCCCGATAGTTTTATTCCACCGGATTCATACCCGTTGCCGCTGATCTCGCCGTTCGGCGTGTATTTCTGAAGCTCCGGCCCGATCTTCGCATCCGTTCTGTATAGCGCGATTTTGTATTGATCGTTCGGTTGGTGCAGCCCTATCAAAAAGGCTTGCTTGGCTGAGAGTGCGATTCCTTGTGTTATCATTTGGCTTGTGCTTGGCAGACGGCTGCGCGTTGTGCGGTTTCTGGGTATTCTGAAATCATTAGATCATCTCCCATACAGCGGGAAACAAAGTCAGATTGCGACTCGCCGATAGATGGCGTTGGCATAACCATTTCGGATATCAAATTAACGCCGTTAAATCTGCCGTGTTGATCCCGCGAAAACTTCATTTCCTTTTGCTTTGATGCGGCTTCCTTTGCTGCCATTGATTTAGTTTTCGCTGCGGCCCAAGTCTGTCCTGCGTCTCCGCCCCACAATGCCCAAGCGATGCGGCCTGCGGATGGGAACCCATCTTCACCTTGTTGAAAACCCTGCCCCTTTTTATCAACTTCATGCCGTGAAAAGTAGGAGTGCATCCGCTTCACCGTATCGTCCGACAGATTCTTGCCGTTGCTAATATCGCGAGCGCGTGCAACGCCTACGGCTGTGCCGCCTCGGTTGTGCTCTTCGCGCCACTTCAAGCCCTTCAAAACCTCTTCGACCATGCCTTTGCTTGGCTTGTTCTCATCTGCGAGATCAACTTGCTTCGGTTGCTCTGTCTGTATTGGCTCTGGCTGTGGCTCTTCTTGCACGATAGGCGCTGCAATAGGCGCGGCGGCTTGAATGGGAATGATAGAATCCGAAATGTATTCCGCAGGAATGTCCATCTCGTTTGCGAGCGATACGATCATTGCGCTTTCCTTCGCCCTTGCGCGAAGTGCTTCTTCGTAGTCTTCACCCATGTCGGAATAAATTTGTCCGGCGGTCTTGAGTCCAGCCTTCCAGAGGTTGATGTCGGCATTGGCTTCGCGTCCGTAATCAATCGAAACCTTGGCAGGCCAGCACCAGCGACCATCTAAAAGAAACTCGGAATCTGGAATGAGTCCGCGTGCGGCTGCGTCCAGCAAGATAATATTTTTTATCCTGTCGAGGAATTTACCCTCTAGCAAACCACGCCAGCGCAAGAAGGTGCGCTCGGCCATTGCCGCTTCCATCCGTGCCATAGGGCCGCTCTTGTCAGCGTCGAATGCGAAGCCGTAAGGTAGCCCGACGCTCATGCAAATATGGGCTTGAATTAGCCGGATAAATTCTCCGAATGCGCCCGTAGGACGATCCGACTTGAACATCTCCATCTTTTCGCCTGCGGTCAAATAATTGACCGTTCCAGGGTCGAGCGACTGGAGCCGTGCAACCTGTCCTTGATCGTTTGAGTTGCCGCGAGCGAAGTAGTCGCCAGCGTCAGCTGCGCCCGATTCGGTGGTGATGACGCCGCTTTGATAGCTTGCGTATTTAATCGCTTGCACTTCGGCTTTTATCGCTTCTTGCAGATCGCGAGTTGCGTTTAGCGCAGTAGCGAAAGCAGACCGCCCGCGATATTCGTCAAGTCTTGCTGCGTCGAATAAGTGGATAAACTCTTTTGCAACAATATCAACAGGAGAAATATACTGGTTATTGATAGTGCGCGTGAAAATAGTGTATGAAACGGGTCTTCCATAGTCATCAACATTTATTCCGCCAATGTATTTGTCGGTATCTGTTCTGTCGTAAGGCGATCCGATGCGGTCGGCTTCGACGCTTTGCAATTTTAGGTCTTCGCCGTCGCGGACAATTATAAATCCGCAGTCGCCATCGCGAAGGATGGCCGTTACTGCAAGCTGCAAGAGAGTCGTGAAATTGTGACGCCCTAAAAAGTCGCACTCGTTACACCACTTCTGCCAATACTTTTCGATCTTCGTATCAACTTCGTGATCTCCGGTGCGGGCTTGGTATGCGATGCGTCCGGAAACGTAGGTTGCAAATTTGAGAAGCAACGAACGGACGGGCGGAAAATTGTCTGCGAGATCGCGAGCGGCTCGAATGAGCGAAAGCCTTTCCCGTGTTCCTGCCGTATCCTCACCGCCGGACACTCCGCGACTGATCCCGCGCTTCTCGCTCGTCAATGCTGAGTCGAAGCGCCCGAAATTGCGTAGCTTCGCTTGGTTGACCATGCGATCCAGCGCGGCCTTTGGCGCAACAAGAGAAAGGGCTTTGGTGATGATGTCTTGCATTATGGGCGCTGTGTTGGGAACGTCGGCGTAAACCTTCTTACACGAGAACCAGACGCATTGTCAATAGCCGATTGCAATTCCTTGATGGTCTGCGCGACCTCGGCAAGATTAGCGCGAGTGAACGAGCGCCCTGCGATGCTATACGACGCGCCGGCAACGGCTATCGCCTTCAAGCAAGCCGTGAAGTCGCCCTGCAATTCTTGCAGAGTTGCAAGCGGCAGGCCAAAAAATGATTTGTTCATCGCCATTTAAATGTTGGCGATGTCAAAAAAAGAACCCTACGCCTAGGCGTCCATAGGCTTCATCTGTCAGTTCAGAATGTCAGGTTGCGCATGGCAAGCCAGCCAGATGGCGTGACGGGAAGTAACTTGGAAGATATGTCAAAAAAAAAGGCGCGGGGATTGAACCCGCGCCGGTTAGTGTTCTTAGCAGATCTCTTCGATCTTGTTTTCGATTTCGATCAACAAGAGTTCTTCTTCTTCGGTAAGTTTGCGACGAGCCATTGCAAAGCACAACTCTTCGTGCTTATTTGTCAGTTTGATGAATTCTTGATTTTTCATTTTGTTTTTTCTTTTTAGGTTTTCTTCGTCGGGCTTCTTGCCCTTCGATGTTTTGAATATCTTCTGTTTTTTTATTTTTGAAAAGAAAAAAATGAAATTATTTTTTGCCCTTCGCGGAGCCGCTTAAAAACTAGCTCTCCGCTCCTATCGGCAAAACTCCTGCGAGCATAGCGGACGCAAGCGCGATGCACTCGCAGTCCCAAAGATGGTTTGGCCTTCCTCCGATGCGAACCCATCTTTGTTCGACTTGTTTGGTCTTGGAGTTCGTCACGTCCTTTTTCATTTCGGACAACATCTGCTTGCGGTAGTCCTCGGACACGTCCCGCGCGACTTCCCACTTCGGCGTGGCGTCAGCCTGGCGAAGTGAAGCAAGTTTATCTTTTATTCCTTCGTTGGAGAAAAAGAAATACGCGCACTTGAGTCCATCGCTTCCCGCCTGCGCTCCTTCGATCTTGGAAACGAAGCGCCTAGTTCTGCGCCCGTTGTCGATGTGATAAAAGCCGTCCTGCCCCGACCCGTGCGATGCCGTCCACCCACGCCGTGCGCATTGTTCGTAAACGAGCGGAGTATCGTAGCCGGCATCCACGACGACGCATCGCGGGACAACGTCGAACTGTTGTTGAATGGCGTCGAGCGTCTCCCAAGTCAGCGGGCGCGACTCGTGCAGCAACATCGACGAGCCGTCCACGCGAAAGGCACGAACGACGGCCCAGAAGTGGTCGCGTTGTTTATCGACGCACATAAAGCGCCTGTGCTCGCCGTCGATCTTCTGCCCTTCGAGATATTCCGCCTTCGCGTAGTCGCCGGTAGTGATCTCCGGCAAGTCGCTTGTGACTTCGTCCTGCCACGTCTGCGCCTTGCGTTTCTGAATAAATTGTTTGAGCGGCTCTAGGTTTCCGGATGACTTGGCTTCGTTGGCTTCGATCCATTCTCGCACGATGTTAAACCACGGCACCCACCATACCGCGTAGGCTGGATATTCAAATGAGCGATGACCGCGAACCGGATGCGGGTTTAGTGCACGATAGGTTGCAGAATTTGCAAGGTTCCGTCGAGTGCTTGCGTCGTCTTTGTATCGAGTCTCGCAATGCTCGCATTTCATTCTCACCGAGTCTTGCACTTTATCCCACAATATGCCGCCCTTCTCGTCACGTTCGGACGTGTATTCTATCTGATCGAACAAGTAACGCTGCCAGTTCCCACAATGGGAACAAGTCCAGCCCCAGACCTCTCGCGTTCCGCTATCCCATTCCGCATCCGCTTCATGCCCTGCGTCCCATCCTTGCGAGACCAATAGCGTCTTGCGGTTCCAGCGATCGTGGTGTCGGGCCTTGAGTTCCTTTATCATCCCGCTTTTCCATCTCCAAACCTCGTCACCGATGCAATAGCGCATCGACTTTTCTTGAAGGTTGGTCATGTTCGCCCCTCCGGCGAAAAGAACCATGTGCGGAAATAGGATCGTGGTCTTGCGTAGCGCGTGCCGGTCTTCTGGGAACAAGTCTTTGACAGGCTGGCATTCGTTAAAGATGGGAAGCAAGCGCGACTCTGTCCAGTCCTTCACCATGTCGTCAGTCTGACCGACGAAAAGCGTAGGGCCGGGCTTCTGAGCCACAATGAAGCAGGCCAAAGTTTCCATCATGGTCGTCTTCCCACCCCCAGTTGGAGCGCGTAAGAAGACCTGCGTCGTTTCGTCGTCGCTTGCTGCGAGAAGCGGAGCGTTGAGCCACGGCGCAACCGAAGGATCGAAGCGCGAAGCGCGGTCGGAGTTTGGAAAGCTGACGTGATCGCTTGCCCAGTCTAAGATCGTGCCGTCGAATGCAAGTTTGATTCCGTCGCGGATGCCTTGTGCTAGTGGGTTCATCGCATTCCAAAAATTTGTTTGAGCGCATCGATATTCCCCGATGGCGGTTGTTTAAAAGTCGGCTCCTCTTCTCCGTCATACATGGCAATTTCCCAAGTCGTCTCAAACATCTTGCGAAGGCCGGCAGCGGACATCGTCACGTTTCCTTTTTCACTATCGAATGAAGGATTGCGTTTTGAGTAAATTTTCCAGAGTTCTTTTTTTGTCATTAGATCAAGTCTCGTTTGAACTATACCCTTTCAAGTTCAATTTGTTCCTCAGTTGTTTTATTATACCTTCTCAAGCTCATTTCGGATCTCGGCCAAGATCGTTTGCGTGCGTTCATGTAGCTTCTTTCGCAAGCTCGCTTCGTCGAGTCCGGCCAATGCGCCCGATGCGTCGTTGACGAGCGCAGCGAGTTTGGCGCTGAAGATAGCGCCGATGCGGATGCCAGCTTCGCGGACTACGGCGTTTTTGATGTATTCACCGCGATCAACCGAAAGCGCAAACTCGATCTTCTCGCATTCAAGTAATGTCTTCCGCAGCTTCGCCTGCTGGATATTTTCCGGTGCGGTGTCGCCCCTCCCATGCGTTTCGAGCCAGTCCTTCCTCCACTCCGTAGCGGCCTCGATGCTGGTCATAGGCATTCCCTGCTTGACCATCTTGTGAATGTTGGGCTGCGTCATGCCCCATGCCGCCGCAAGCTCGGCCTGCGTCAGCCCCTTGCCGTCCCGCTTGGCCGCAAACTCTGCCGCGATCTTCGACTCTCGCGCCGTCAGCGTCTTGCCGTCCTTCAGTTTTTGCAGGATGTTTTTAAACTCGGCTTCGCGGATCTTTCCTTGGAGATCCGATGCGGGTTGCGGCGGCGGGGTTTTTTTAGGCATTACAATTTGCGCGGTTCTTTTCCGGTGGCGTCTGCCCATCGTTGGATCGCCACGGCGACATAGGCGGGCGAGATTTCGATGGCGCGGCATTTGCGGCCAAGTTGCTCGCAGGCCATGAGAGTGCTTCCGCTTCCATTGAATGCGTCAAAAATAATTTTGGCTTCATGGTTGCCGATAGCCTTTGCAGCCAGCGCAATCGGTTTCTGTGTAGGATGAAACTCATTGATTCCATCGCGGTCTTGATTCCATACGGTTGCCTCCGTTGATGCCCCACACCATCTCAAGGTTGATCCGTGCGGTTTAAAATACAAACACGGCTCATGCCGTTGCTTGTATTGTGCGTTCATTGCCGCATATGTGGCATTTGTTTTGTGCCAAATAATTAGCGCGTGAACCTCACACTTTGCATCATGCACCGCATTGTAAACATCGCGAACCTTTGAGTCTGCGAACCACATATAACAGGGGCCATCAACCACCGATAAAGCCACCGGAAGGAATGCGGGATATATAGCGGTTGAGTCGTCCTCCGCCAATTTTTCGCGCTTGCGTTTTATTTTTACATCTCCGCTGTGAAAGTGCCCACCTTCGTAGCTCACCCCATACGGTGGATCTGTAAACATCATTTCTGCCTTCTCTGCTCCCATGAGCTTTGCCACATGATCGGGGATCGTGCTATCCCCGCACAGTAACCGATGATCCCCTACGCTCGAAACGCAAAAAAACACGACGCCGCGCAGGTCTCAAAACTAGCCGGTAGCATCCGCGAGTTCGGTTTTAACAATCCGGTGCTCATCGATAAGGACAACGGAATCATCGCCGGTCACGGTCGCGTGATGGCAGCACAGAAATTGGAACTGAAAGACGTGCCTTGCATCCGCCTCGGACACCTTACCGACACGCAACGCCGCGCATACATTCTTGCAGACAACCGCCTCGCGGAGATTGGCGGTGGATGGGATGAGGAGTTGCTAAAGCTTGAAATCAAAGACATCGACTGGGGCGAGTTGAAAGAAATTAGCGTTGATGATTTTAATTTCGGAGAAATTGATTTCGAGGAAGAAAAGGAAGAACCAAAGAGCGACGTCGACGCCGAACCCCAGATCGACAAGGCCGAAGAACTCCGCGCCAAGTGGGGCGTCGAGCCGGGGCAACTTTGGGAGCTTGGCGACCATCGGTTGCTGTGCGGGGACAGCACGATCCCGGAGCATGTGGCAAAGCTCATGGGAGGAGAGAAGGCGCAACTCATTCACGCAGACCCGCCGTATGGAATGGGAAAAGAAAAAGACGGAGTGCAGAACGATAACCTCTACGCGGATAAGCTGGACGCATTCCAGATGGCATGGTGGCGAGCGTTTCGACCGCACGCCGAAGACAACGCCAGCGCGTACATCTGGGGGAATGCCGAGGACTTGTGGCGGTTCTGGTATGTCGGTGGATTGGCAAAATCAGAACGCCTTACTTTTCGGAATGAGATTGTCTGGAGAAAAAACACCGCCCAAGGAATGGAGTCCCCAACGCACCGGATGTTCCCCACAGGCACCGAGCGGTGCCTTTTCTTTATGCTGTGCGAGCAGGGATTCAACAACAACGCCGAAAACTACTGGGAAGGATGGGACTCGATAAGGTCATATCTTGTTGCTGAAAAGGAAAAAAGCGGCCTTACAAACGCGGACATCTTAAAAGTCACAAGCACTTACCACACGCATTACTGGGCGACATCTCAATGGTGTTTCCCAACCGAGAGCGATTACAAGGCCATTCAGAAAGCGGCAAAAGGCAAAGCATTCAAGCGGGAGCACGACGAACTCAAGCGGGAGCACGACGAACTCAAGCGGGAGCACGACGAACTCAAGCGGGAGTTTTACGCCACCCGCGCACATTTCGACAACACGCACGAGACGATGGCTGATGTTTGGGATTTCGCTTCTGTCACAGGCGACGAGCGCCACGGACACGCCACACCGAAACCCGTCGAGATGATGAAGCGCGTAATGCTTTCAAGTCTGCCCAAGGGCGGAATATGCGTGGAGCCTTTCGGCGGCAGTGGGTCAACTTTAATGGGGGCAGAAAATACAGGCCGCAAATGCCGCGCCATCGAAATCTCGCCCGCCTATGTCGCCGTGGCGATCCAGAGATGGGTTGATGCCACCGGCAAAGAACCCAAGCGTTTATGATTTTTCTATCACTCTGCGAAGCCAGGCGGAGAGGCCAAGTGGGCCTCGCAAATCGTCGATTTTTTTCCACTCCTCAGGCTTCAAGCAAAAGCACCGCGTTACAACGACCCGCCCAAGGCCGCTGCCTGGCTTTCTACCAGAACCCTTTCGTGAGCCTCCACGCGGCATTAGATCGCCTCGTATCCGGCGCGAAGGCCACGTTCAAAATCGGCCATGCAAACAACCCAGTATTTGGAGTCGTCGCCCATCAGGATTCCCATAGCTTTCTCACAGCGGGCTGCAAAGGATTTGGCGGTTGCGAGGCTGTTGAATTTGTAGGTAGTGTTTTTCATAACGAGAAGAGCTTCGCTCGATTTTTGTTTTTCGTCAATAATTTTTTTCAAAATAAAATGCCGCCCACATTTACCCCCCTGCTATGAAAAAGAAACCTTCTGATTCACCGCCGCAACCGGCATCCGATCTCCAGGGGAAGATCCGAGAGGCTGAGTTCAAAAACATCCTGCAAAAACTGAAGGACGGCAAGACGCTGACGGCTCGTGAGTCGAAGATCGCAGACGAGTTCGCAATGGAGCGGGACGGGAAGAACAAACCGTTGACGCAGCAGGAAGTTGCTAGGGCTTGGGGGATGACGCAGCCGAACGTGCACAAGATGGTTAAGGCGGGAATGCCGCTGACATCCATCGAGGCCGCAGAGGAATGGAGAAAGGAATGGCTGAAAACTCACGGGAGGGGAGACACCGCACCGGAAAGCATACAGGAGGCGAAGCTCAGAAAGACTTTGCTAGAATGCGAGAAGATCGAATTTTCGCTTTCAGTTGATCGGGATGAATATGTAAAGCGAACCGAGATCCGCGAAGCAGGCATTCGCATTGGCGCGATCTTCTCGGCCAAGCTCGCTGCATTGGTCAACGATGCATCGGGCGCATTGGCCGGACTCGACGAAGCCAGCTTGCGAAAGAAACTGCACGAACGGACGCAGGCTATTTTAGCAGAGATCCGAACTGAACTTGAGAAGGTATGACAAAAAAAGAACTCTGGAAAATATACGCCAAGCGGAATCCGTCCTTCGACGGCGAGGGCAACGTGACGTTGTCCGCTGCCGGACTTCGCAAATTGTTTGAAACAACATGGGAAATTGCAATGTATGACGGAGAAGAGGAGCCGACTTCTAAACAACCGGCGTCTCCGAATATCGACGCGCTCAAACATATTTTTGGAATGCGATGAATCCACTAGCACAAGGCATCCGCGACGGCATCAAACTCGCGTTCGACGGAACTATCTTAGACTGGGCAAGCGATCACGTCAGCTTTCCAAACTCGGATCGCGCTTCGCGCTTCGATCCGTCGGTTGCGCCGTGGCTCAACGCTCCGTTGCTCGCCGCGAGTGATGACGAGACGACGCAGGTATTTCTCCGTGCACCGACCGGCGGAGGCAAGACTACGATGATGGAAACGCTCGCTTGTTTTATCGTTGCACAAAAGCCTGGGCCAACTCTTTTCGTCGGGCAGACTGACGACATGGTCAAGGACTGGACGGAGTCGCGCTTGCTTCCGATCTTCAACGAATGCCAGCCGGTCAAAGACCTATTCCCAGAAGACCGGCACGCGCTACGCAAGACCACGATCCTATTTCCGCACATGGTTCTCTTTGCCGGCGGCGCGAACATGACCAACCTTCAAGAAAAATCGATGCGCTACTGCATCGGTGACGAGGTTTGGAGATGGAAAAGCGGCATGATCAAAGAGTTGAAGGCCAGACATCACGACAGATGGAACCGCAAAACGCTCTTGGTCTCGCAAGGATGGGACGCAGGGCATGAAGCAGACGCTGAATGGGACAGCGGATCGCGAGAAGTGTGGGGATGGACTTGTTCCCATTGTGGGAACTGGCAGAGATACCTATTCGACCAGATCGAATACACGACTGATCGCGACGACAAGGGCGGCATCCTGTGGGACAAGGTGCAGGACTCGGTCGTCATGAAATGCGAGCATTGTGAAACGCGCTACAAAGACGACGCCAGCACTAGGCGCAACCTTGCAAATACTGCAACCTACCGTGCACTCAACCCGCATCCGGTGCGAGGGCATCGCTCGTTCGAGTATCCGGCCTATGCGGTCTGGTGGATTCCTTGGTTCTCCATCGTCAAAGAATGGATCGAAGCCAACGAAGCCAAGTCATCTGGCAACTTGGAACCGCTCAAACAATTTATTCAGAAGCGCAAGGCGCAGACGTGGCAGGACGAAGTCACGAGCGACCTACCGGAGATCGCGACCGGCGACTACGCGAAGGCGGAGTATTTGGAAGGCCAGAAGATCGACGGCGAACACCGACGCTTTATGTGCGTTGACAAACAACGCGATCACTTCTGGGCTGTCGTCCGCGCCTTCCGCGTGGATGGGTCATCGATGCTCTTGCACGAGTCGCGTCCGCTGACGTGGGAAACGCTCGACGCCATTCAACAGCAGTTCGACGTAGTGCCGCGATGCGTTGTAGTGGATGCCGGTTACGATACGCCGCTTGTTTACGAACAATGCGCTCGACGTGGGTGGACGGCATCGCACGGATCGGGGCAGGATGGATTTTATCATATCGACGGAGGACGAAGGACGCGACGCTTCGTCTCAAAGATCGAAGGAGCGCAAGCCGGATCGGACGGACTGAAGTGTGCTTACTTTTTCTTCAGCAACGAAGGCATCAAGGACAAACTCGCTTCACTTCGCCAGGCTGACGCAGTTCCGAAATGGGAAGTTGCGCGTGACGTGTCGGATGACTACCGAAAGCAAATGCTCTCGGAGATGAAGAAGGATGTGACCAACTCAAAAACCAAACAAGTCGAACAGCGATGGGTTCGCATAGGCGGCAGGCCTAACCACCTTTGGGACTGCGAGTGCATCGCGCTTGCGTCCGCTATGCTCGCAGGGGTTTTGCCGATAGGCGCGGAGAGCTAGGTTTTAAGCGGCTCCGACAAGGGCGAAAAATAATTTTATTTTTTTCTTTTCAAAAATAAAAAAAGCGTAGATATTTGAAACATCGAAAGGCAAGAAGCCCGACGAAGAAAACCTAAAAAGAAAAAACAAAATGAAAACAACAAACAAAAACAAAGAAACCCTGCGGCACGAAATTCTTACAATCATCCAATCAAAAAA